CGCGGCCCCACACTTAGGAGCAGTCATGACCCTTGTTATTCCGAACGTCGGCGAAGCCCTGATGATGGACAACGCTCTCAAGAACGCAAGTCCTGAGGCCCTTACCCTAAAACTCTACTCGAATAACTACGATGCTATCAACTCTAGCACTGCGGGTTCGTTCACAGAATGCACTGGGTCAGGCTACGCAGCCAAGACATTGACTAGAGCTGGGTGGAATGCGGCCGTTGCCGGGTCTCCTACCACCAGCACTTACGGAACTGCCCAGGTCTTCTCTTGGACTGGTGCGATCACAGTGGTCGGGTATTTCCTAGTGGGGGCTTCGTCAGGGACCCTCTACTGGGCTGAGCGTCTCTATGCAGGCGCGGGCCAGACCTTTGCCAATAGTGACTCTTTGACAGTCACCCCAAAGATCACCTACGCCTCTGTGTCCAACGATTAAGTGAGGTAGCACCATGGCCAACAAGGGCACAGCCGTCATCGACTTCGGTGCCTTCCCTGGCTCCAACGAGGCTTCTGTTGTCATCACTGGGGAGGGTTCTATTGTCGATGGGTCAGAGACGGATGCGTGGATTGTCGCGAAGCCCACAGCAGACCATACATTAAACGACCACGCTTATGCTGCGGCCATGATTGGGGTGACTACCGGGGCTCTAGTTGCCAGCACAGGTTTCACGATTTACGGACGCTGCACTGAAAAGATGCAAGGCACCTTCAACCTTCAATGGGCTTGGGCTTAGGAGAAAAAGATGGCTTTAGATGTTCTGATTACCGGCGCAAATCTGGATGCGTCTGGCAACCTCAAAGTTGCGCTACCTCAATCCGAAGACACTATTGGTCCGGTTTCTATCCATACAGAGAACGATGATGGGGCGGTAACTGGCACAAAATTTTACATGGAGCCAGAAACAAGCCCCGACTACAAATTGAGAGTCGGCACAGACACGCTGCTGTTCAACGATTCATTCAATACCACGGCTCAGAATACCGGACTGTGGAAAACGGTGCTCGCCAGTATGACTGCGACCGAGGGCTCTGGTTCACTACTGCTCAATGCCAACTCAACCTCCGCAGCCAGTAGCGGTGTCGCCATTTCTTCCTGGAGGCATTTCCCGCTGATCCAGACCACACCAACCTATGTTGAGTTCAGTGGCTACCCCACCGTGGCTCCGCTGGCGAATCAGATCGTGGAGTTCGGTCTTTTTGTGCCCACCACGGGCATCGTCGCCCCCGTTGAGGGCGCGTTCTTCCGCTACTCTAGTGCAGGACTTTTCGGGGTCATCAACTACAACGGTGTGGAAACCCAGGTAGACTGCCTGACCCCCACCCTGACTCCCGGATCGCAGGCGTCTTTCACCATAACTATCGGAGAGAATCGGGTCCGATTCTGGCGCGGCGGCTACGGCACAGGCGATCAACTGATCGGGACCATCGAAGTTCCTGCCGCTAACGGCACCCCTTTCCTCAGCTACGCGCTGCCGCTTGCGATGCAGTTCCGCAACGCGGCCCTAGTTTCGGGCTCTCCGCAGATGCAATGGAAAATATGCAATGTTTCCGTTGGTCTGGCAGATTGGGCCACCAGCAAGCCCTGGGGTCATCAGATGTGCGGCATGGGCCTGAACGCTGCCCAGGGCCAGAACGGGCACACCTCCTTGATTTCCACCGCTGTCGCAGCCACAGCGGCCCCTGCCGCTGCCGCTGCTCTAGTTGCCGCGTCTGCCGCTGCGCAGTTCACTGGCCTGGGTGGAATCTTCCGAGTTCTGCCCACACTCACGGCAAACACCGAGGGCCTGCTCTGCAACTACGTCAACCCGGTGGGCGGAATCAACGCCACCCCTCGGACGCTCTACATTACCGGAGTAAAGCTCTACTCGATGGTGGAAGTGGCCCTGACTGGTGGCCCGCTGATCAATGTCTACCAGCTTCTCTACGGAGCCAGCGCCGATACTCTTGTGACTGCGGCTGACTCGGCTTCATTTGCCTCGGCCACTGTCAAGTGCCATCGCCGTATCCCGCTGGGCATCGAGGTCTATCAGGCGGCGGCGGCTCTTGGCGCGATGGCAAACCCCGCAGGACTCTCGCTTGATCTGAGTTCCGCCCCCATTGTGATCAACCCCGGAGAGCGTGTCGCCATCGGCCTTCGCAACCAAGGCACCGTCACCACGGCGGGCAATTTGCTCATCACTGTCGCTTTCACAGGTTATTGGGAGTAGATGCCCAGTCTGGAGTAAGTCATGGGCCTCTTACTCGCACTGCAAACACCCACTGGTATCGCTGACTCCTTCACAGGAACAGGTGGTGCCAGCGGGTCTGGAGCTGCAACTGTAATCACGACCGTTGCTAGGAATGACTCGTTCACTGGATCTGGCGGAGCAGTTGGAACGGGCCTAGCAACTTTTTCAAAGGCTATGTCCCCTGACTCTGTCGGAGGTGCGGCTGGTTCTGGTGCCGGGTCATATCAGATCTCCTTAGTCACCACTGCTCTTGGCGGCGCAGTGGGCACGGGCGCTGCTCTAAAGGGCGAAGTACGAGTTGGACTGGGGGGTGCGCTTGGCGCGGGTCTGGCGACAGCGGCCATAGCACTCTTTTCCATTATCAGCGGCGGCGGCTTGGGTTCTGGCTCTGCAACGGTATCGCAGATCTCAGCGCTTAATGATGTATTTGTCGGAGTGGGTGGGGCAAGTGGCTCAGGAGCCGGCACTGCTTCCATAAGTATGGCCCCTGGGAGCCTTGGCGGGGCGCTGGCAGGCGGTAGCGCCCAAGCTAACCTTGCGCTATCCACGAGTGCCTCTGGCGGTGGTATGGGCAGCGGGCTTGCCCCTGCTACGCTGGCCCTGGCCCCCACGGTCTCAGGAGGCGGAGTAGGATCTGGCTCGGCAGTCTATTCTATGTCGTTACAGCCATTCGCAGCTGGTGGCTCGCTCGGATCTGGTTCTGCCGTCTACTCAGTAGCAATGTCTCCCGTCATCTCAGGCGGAGGTTCTGGAGCAGGCTCCGCTGTTTACTCAATATCGCTGGCCCCTACGACCTCAGGAGGCGGAGTAGGATCTGGCGCAGCAACGGTCTCGCAGACCTCATCGCTCAACGACTCGTTCATAGGCTCAGGCGGAGCAAGTGGCTCTGGCTCGGCAGTCTATTCTATGTCGTTGGCCACGACAGCGTCGGGCGGGGCCACAGCGTCTGGATCAGCGATCTTCGGCAGGCTTATGGCCCCGCCCCTGAGTGGGGGAGCTGTCGGGAATGGAGCAGCGTCGTTCTCAAAGGCGCTGGCTCCTTCAGTAGTTGGCGGAGCTTGTGGGAGCGGCGCTGCTCTTAATCAGATTGCGCTGTCGCCAGCAGCACAAGGCGGGGCGACCGGAGCAGGCGCAGCGGACCGGTTCTATACGACTAGTTTTCATGATTCAACAAGAACAGTTACCGTAGAGGCGGAGAACCGTAGTATCATGGTGCCAGCGGATATCAGGGTCACACCCGTAGAGTCTGAAGTTAGGCGTGTCTATGTCCCATACGAAAATAGGAGACTGTCATGAGCTTTACCGGAACCTGGAATGGCTCTATGCCCAGCATCACAAAAGATCCTTCCGAGAATTTGGATTACACGGTTGACTGGAGCCTGTACCTTGAATCCGGCGTGGACACCATCGCTTCTGTGGCGTGGTCTGCCACCCCAGTCGGATTGACGCTGGGCGCGAACTCCAAGGGAGCCACGGATGCAACGACTTGGATCTCGGGCGGAACAGCGGGCGTAACATACTTTGTCACATGCCAGATTACGACAGCAGGGGGGCGCGTAACAGAGCGCACCTTTGCCGTGGTCTGCCAGAACAGGTAGCTTCTGGCTGTACAAGAAGCCCCACGAAGTAGGCTTAAATGGGCCTACCCGTGGGGCTTAAAGTTTACTTCGAGGCCGCAGAACGGCTTGTTTATGGAGCCAAAAGCCTCAACTGGGCGATATGAACCCTAATTGCCTCCAGATCGGCTACGGTGCGCCATGTTGCGACGCGCACCATGATGGCCGTCTCGTTATTGTCCAGTTCGTTGACTTCTGCGAACCTACGCGCCATACGAGCAGCGGGCCGAATTGCCTCGTCAGGAGCTCCGCGATAGGTGTTCTGATTTGCCCCCACAGTATCAATGAGTTTGTCAAGGTAATGCTCTGCCTTGTCAAGATCTTGCAGGCCGTTTTTCTTGCGCCAACGGCTCGCATACTTGGTGAGACATCCCTCAAGATAGCGGCCCCCCAAGACCCCCAGCACAAAATCCCAATGCTGAAACTCAGATTTGTAGTGGCCACCCCCGACCTGTCTTTCGTTTGGGCTACCCATTGACAAGTTCCCTCCAAGGGGCGCATACGACCCCGATGATGTAACTCTCATGATTAGTCGGTTGCAGTTCCTCAATGTAGGAACGGAAATTCCTGTAGGCCCCATCAAGATGACGGTTGCCCATGGTGCGCTCACTGATGCAGAACATGATGCCATCCAAGCAATCAGCAATCTTGAAGATTCTGAACTCATCGCTAGTCAGCCCCGCCTTGCCCCACTGCTCTTCTAGGAGCTTGGACTCGTAATCATTCAGAAGTTCACCGAAGCCGCCCTCACGCTTGGCAGGCGCAGGAGAGTCACCGGATTTGTGTTCGGCGAGGTCGTGCCGTAAGCACGCGAGTAGAAGTTCTGCCCGAGGCGTTGATTCTGACAACTCCGCAACAAGTAGCGCCACTCCGCAAGAGTGATGTCCGACGGTGTTCTCCTGGATGGTCCGCAGGGTGTGGAATCGTTTGGTGGCAAGCCCGCCATAGAGGAACCTCAGTCTTCTATACATCTTTCTTACTCCTACGGATAACCCATTCTTGGCAGGCCACGCGCCAGTCATAAGCAGCGATGCCTTCTATGAGTCGGTTCATTTTAGGTGTATTTCCATTAGCCTTCCGTTCCTCCCAAGCGGCGAACATGGGGGCCGCCACTTTGGCGAAAAATCCATCGTGGTAGTGCTCGGGCCTCGTAGATGGATTTGCCAGGAACGCGCGGAGCTCAGTCATCCAGCATTCGGGAGAAATGGAGATCAGTGGGTAGGGGCGGATATGGCCTAGTGAATACGCCGTATCTGATGCACACTCGGCCGCGATGCGTGATAGTTTCTCTGCACTGAAGGTATCCGAGTAGAAGTGAAGGTTATTTGTGATCTGACGATAGAGCCCGACTTTCACTCCGATTGCCGCCGCCAGGTATTCCTGAAGAATACTCATGTGAACAGCGTTTGCACCAAAGGCCCCCCAGACTGCGTCGTTGCTTCGGTTGCACACTGTCATATCCAGTAGTCCAGAGTTCTCTCGGATGCTCAGATAGATATGCGTGTTGCACGGAATGTCTTTGCTCGTGGAACCAAGATCATACATTGGGTCCCACATTCCGATGACTACGCGTCTTGACCCCGGATTCCCCATTAGTTCTTTGACAGCCAGTTCAATCTGATCCACATCAAAGTAAGTCCTCCACCTGAACCCGTAGGCCCCATTGAAGATCACACCGTTGTCTGAGAACTGACTGAACTTTGAATTGAACCTGGTGGGGAACTCAACATCTTCGCGCCCCGCCAGCATCCACAGAGCTTCCATTAGGTGAAAGAACGGGTTGGCGTCGCGTGTGGAGGAGAATATCACCCGCTCGCAAGGTTTCTCGTAAGTGAGGATCACCGGCTCGTCAATTAAGATCACCGGCCCGTTACGCGAGGACTCTGAGGTTCCCTCTATAAGTTTAGGAAGGCACGCGGCCATCACCTGTGTAAGATTTCTTGCGCGGAATTCCACTATTCACCTCCCTGGGTACCCGGAACGGGGTGTGCCGGTCCCGGTGACTACCTTGGTGTATTTCGAGAACTCACACAAGCAATTTTGTAAGTCTTGTGCGGAGAGTGGCGGCATACCCAAGGGGGCGAGTCTGTCCTGAACGGCTTGATGAAGGATTGCCAGGTTCCCTCGCCACACCCTTTCAGTAATAGGAGATTCGGGGGGTTTATTGATCACAATGTTCATACCTCTCCGACTCCCAGGCCCACTGGTCGCCCAGCTGAATTCATCGCTTGCTTCTGACAATGGGCTGAACATGTCGTACTTCAGATCGGCGATCACCTGCCCGGCCATGAAGCTACCCAGCCCATCGAATTTGATAAGCCGCTGGTAGAAGGACTCAAGAGTGTCCCCCTTCTTTGGGCGAACATCAATGCGGTTGTCCCAGATGGGCTGGATGACGAAGAAGGCGAGATACTCGGCCTTGTCCATGGCTCGGCCATTGGTGGACACAATGTAGGCTCCACTATAAACCTTTTCATTCCTGTTTCGGCGATCATGCATGACGGATATAAAACGCTCTGGATTCCACGGCAACGGAAACCCCATTTCTTCAAGGGTGTCTGGCCAGTTCACGAAGCGTGCGATGGTCATGGCCACGAACATATTAGGATCGTTGCGGTTCATCCAGTTTGTGTGGATCCATTCTGTCACTGTATCGAGATTTCTATAAACATTGCAGAACCGATAACTTTGCAGGATTGGATCCTGGGTCCAAGGTTTCGGTTCTCCGGCTTGCTTCTTGGTGTAGATGGAATGGCGCTCTTTGATCCAGTAGCACAGGTCGTCTACGCGCATAGGATTACTCATTTGACACCCTCCTGGATGCGTGCGTGCTCTCGCAAAAGCTGTTCCTTTAGGTGCTGAATGTAGGGCCTGCCACCCCATAGCGCCCTTTGCTGGCGAGCTACCTCTGTGGCCCTGCTGAGTGCGTCTGGTAGCTGCCCCGGTGTGGCCACAAAGGGCGCAACATCGAACCCAGCCTTCGCTAACATGGGCACCGACTGTGGCTGAAAGAACATGGCAACGCCTACGCGGAGCATCTCATAAAACCGCGTGGCAGGGCTGGTGAACTCGGCGTGCGAGCGTTTGTCCTCCAGGTATAGCCCGGCGGAATACTGGCCCAATCGGTCAAAGAACTCCGTGCGCTTGAACGCAGGAATAATATCTGCGTCGTCTTCGTAGCGAGACATTGACTTGCTAAAAGAACTGATAGTCAATGGAGCCTTCTGTCCATTGAAATACCAGTCAAAGTAGTCCTTGCGCCCCAGCCTATCCGCCCCATAGTAGATGAACGACTCAACGGCATGTTCACGATTCAGCTCAAAAGCTTCGTCGCTAATGGCGTTTTCATACGCCATCTGATTCCAGTTCACCCATGCACTGAACGGCGTTTTCTCGCCAGCTTTGCGCATAGTAGACCAGAAATCAACATCGGGCAACCCCGCAGACCTACGGTTCCTGAATGCTTTTCTGAAAGGACTTTCGGCAGTTCCGTCTGCAAGCGGGGGCTTGATGGTGTAGTCATTCTGTGCCCAGACGACGCGCTTGGCTTTTTCTACAGCGGCGCCAACTTCCGGCAGACAACGACAATACATGAAAACACCCGCCACAAGAATGAGGACATCGGCCTCAACATCCGCAATATTCTTATCACAGATAAGTGGAACATCGAGCGTGTCGGCAATAAAAGTCGCAGTTCGTGCATTTGCCAGCGAGCCGTCGGGTGTGGGGGGGTTGAAACTGAACACCACAGTTTTCATTGACACTCCAGAGAACTTCGCCCCGGCTGCGGACTAAACCACAGTCGGGGCGTATTATGGGGGCCGACGGCTAGATGAGCTCGATCAGCTTGTTTTCCAGAGCGAAGTAGATGTCGGGCATACCGATCCGGTACTCGGTGCCATCCTTGCGAACCACGCTGTTATCCAGCGCCTCGGCCACGGTCCGGGCACCGAGAATGAACTCCACGATGGCATGGCGCGTGGTCCCGAGTCGTGCAGGGTTCACACCCACCACCTTGATCTTTCGGTCACCATCGATCTTTTCCCGGCGGTTGCGCGGGGTGGGCTCGATGATGGTGCCGTCTTCGTTGAGCTTGGGGGCCTTGGGCTCCTTAGGAGTCTTGGGTTCCTTCACAGGCTTGGCAGCGGGGACGACCGGGGTTTCCGACGCGGGTTCCTGGATCTTCTGGACCTTGGCCATGAGTGGCTCCTTTGAGATGGTGTTGAGATGGGCCGCAGCCCGAGAGGTGATTTGCACCCCTAGTTCTTTTAATTTGAGCGTTCGGTTAGCGAAGTCCGCTAATGAATACTCGGTAACCTCCATGCAGTATTCCTTGTCAAAGGCTGCACGGTTGGTCTTAAGCACATCAACCTTAGATTTCTCTTTGGCGATGTAAAAGGCTTGATTGCCACTGGTTCCGATAAATAAGGCGATGTGGCGGTGTAGATCACAGCGGAGTTGGTAAGTTTCAGTCACTTGGAACCCGTTCAGAAAAGTAGCGCAAACCAAGGTTAGCACTTCCATCGGTCAAGCGCAAGGGGGGTGAGGAACAAAATGCTAAATTAGATTTTTCATGATCGCACGCGCCGCTTCGCTTCCGGTTGGATTGAACTCAACTTCAGATGCGTAGTCCTTAAGCGACGCAAGTAGGCTGCTCTGAACCTTTGCCTTTCCCCGCAGCGCTCGCATCACAGCGAAATCCACGGTATTTCTTGCTAGGATATGATACACGAAGACGTGGGAACTCTTGTTACCTTGTCGCAGGATGCGCTTAATGAACTGGTCGTATAACTCCAGATCCCAGGTGGGGCCATAGAAGATGATGTGGTTTCCGCTTTCCTGCAGATTGAGTCCGTGACCAATTGAGGCGGGGTGCCCCACCAGCATTTCAATTTCCCCTGCGTTCCATCTACGCTCAACATCAGCGAATTTGGATGCCGAGATGTCTGCAACGAACGTCGCGGTTGGAAACGCCTTACGAATCCTTTCCATGTCATGAACGAACTCGTAGGCAACAAGCAGAGGTTTTCCATTAAGCTCACTAACAAAATCTTCAAGCGCCCTAATCTTTTCATCATGGACATAGTGCCACCTATCCTCCTTCATAGCAGGCGCGTATTCTAGTTGTCTGTAGACGCAGCCATTCGCGAGTTGTCTGCATTTCATACTTGCGGTTGCCGCGCTCAATGCTGTCAGAACTTCGGTCTCGGATAGCTTGGCTATCATTTCCTTTTCCAGGTCATGATAGATTTTCCGAGCTTCGTCAGGCAGGTCAATGATAATGTCTGTTTCTGGGCTAGTCACAATCTGCGGAATTTCTAAGTAGTCCTTATCCTCAAGCCGAATGGTTAGCGGCTTGAGCAGTTCGTTGATGCGCTCTGCTGTATTGGGCTTCGGTCGCCAAGTGAAACCCCCAAACCCCGAAGGATCAAAGAAGTCGTTCTTGAACTTCGTAATGTAGGGACCAAAGGACTTTCCTAGATCTAGGATATAGATCTGCCCAAATAGATCCAGTAGTCCATTGGGGGCGGGTGTTCCAGTAAGAATATAGCGCCTTCGGAATGTTTTCAGCCAGGGTTTGAGAAACTTGAAGCGCTTGGTCTGGGTGTGCTTGAACCGACTACTCTCGTCAATCACCAAAATATCTGGGGCCAATTTCTTAAAGCGCAGATCAGAGAATAGCCACTCCAGCCCTTCCGGGTTAATGACATATATGTCCGCTTTAATTGAGAGGTTGGTTTCTTTGTCTTTTCCATGCAGCACTACCACCTTCATGTCATTAAAGTCTCTCCACTTTTCGGCCTCACGTGGCCATACTGCGTAGCAGACTCGTAGTGGTGCAATGACCAAAGCGGCTTTCATCATGCCCTTTGCTTTAAGAACTTTCAGCGTCCCAAAGGTGCATGATGTTTTCCCCAGTCCGGGGTCCAGAAACAGCCCCGCCGCCGAGTTCTCTAACATGAACTTCATCACATTCTTCTGGTAATTGTGAGGAACCCAGGGAACTGCGGGGCGGGCGGTTTCAACGAGCATCTAGTGACCTTTGCAGAGAAGCGATGGCAGAGTACTTGTCATCATGTATTTCAACCACGTAGCCATCCGCAGCAAACTTCGCAATGGTGTCTTCCTGAAGCGCAGTTGGAAGTTCTCCGGGGCGTTTGAACTCCATCAGTTTTGGCCTTCCGCCTTTGATCCAAAACTCGTAGTCAGGAAGTGAACGATTGCCAGGCCCTTGGAGCTTAGTAGCTCTGATGCCGTGGTGCCTGGCCCACACCACTGTCGGTCCCTGCACGCCATTCACTTCTAAGACCTTTAAGTCGTGTTCCGTCAGCATCTTACGGTAGCACTTGTGGCACTTATAGACGTGCATTGTCACAGGTTGGGGTAGATTCTTGATCCGGGGCGCGATGGCGACATCAACTCTGTAGTGGCCGGGGGGTTGCATCACTTCGCAGCACGAGTAACTTCGCTCTTCGTTAATCTTTTGTAGCAGCATGTTCCACCTCTAAAACTTGCAGGGTCCGCCGTTACTCTTCTTCCAGTGACACCAGCGGCAGGCGTTCCCGGGCTTTGGAGCGAAGATCGTGTCGTTCAACATGGGGCGTGTCTTTTCTTCCCACGCATCGGCCAGTTCACCCATTTGGTTCCGCGAGTAGACTTGATCAACGATCGGGGATCCTTGATCCAGATACCAAAGAGCACCCCTAACGACATCGATGTCGGGGTTAATGATGAACCCCGCCAGAGCGTATAGCGACAGCTGCTCTTTGTGATCTTCATTGCGCTTTCCGGTCTTATGGTCCACGACGATAAGTTCGTTACCATTCGTGTAGGTGAGATCAGTCTTGACCCGGCACCACGCATCTTTGCCGAACCAGCTTGTCGGTTCCCAGACACTGGTGAAGGCCCACTCGCATTCAACCACCGGGTGCATTTTGCGAGCCTCTAGGAAATCTTCTTCAAAGAGTTCCAGCTCAGGGGGGCATGGTGTTCCTTCCTTGGCGTTGACGAAAGCCTCCGCCAAACTGTGAATTCTGATACCACGATCCATGGCTGTGTTGGGGGGTTCTTTCATCTTATTGATAAAGGCCAGCTTTGCCTTGAAGGGGCAGGCCTCATATGCCTTGTAGCGCGAGAACGACCATGCTGTGATCTGTTCCGCTTTTTCTCGGGCCATCACTTCTCCTTTCAATTGAGCTTACTTCTGGACAGCCTATTCTTTGTCCACGAACTTCTTCATATTTCCCCAGTTAGGCCCGACTTTACCATCAGATAGCAGGGGAACATCAAGTGGCACGGAGTTCATGGCTTTCTTGAGAATTTCCATTTCCTCATCGGCGTATTCTTTAGGAACGGAGATGTTGATTTCGTCATGAACCGTGATAAGGAATCGTCCATGCTTTTTCATTTTGTGGTAGTTGATCAGAGCCTGTTTTGTGATATCCGCCGCGCTACCTTGAATAAGGTAGTTGAGCAACTTATACTCAAACGACATTGCTGCGCCCTTTACGATCTTGGGCTCCTCCACGAAGTAGCGCCGACCGCCCCAGGTAGTGATGAAACCTCCGGAACCGCCGATTTTCTTAATTGACTTCTCCAAAGATGCCACCCCTGGAAGAACCCGTCGCTGTGCAGTCTTGATGTCCTTGGCGACATCTACTGTGCTGTCAAGTTTCTTGGCCAAGGCTCCATAGCCCATACCATAGATGATACCAAAGTTCACCTGCTTCACCTGCGACCGGGTGTATTCCACCCCCGTAAGGCGCTTGATTTCTTGCCTGACATACTCATGAACATCCATGGCTGGGTTCGCTACATACGCGGCCATGAAGTCCCCATCTTCCATATGCGCCAGCACTCGTAGCTCCTGCTGACTATAATCTCGGTGTAGAATGAGATCTCCTGGATGGTCAGGAAGAATGTATTTGCGAATGGCTGGGAGTTCTGGAACATCCAAGAACGCAGGGTGGACATACCCGTCGCTCTTTTCTTCTAGGTCTTTGGCAATGTTCATGAACGGCGGGCTGCTTGACATACGGCCAGTTCTCGCCCCCTTGCTTCCATCTCCGGAACCGGGTTGGCGAACTTGGCTCCAGTTGGTATAGATGATTCCGTTTGATCTCACGGCAACATCATACCAATTTCGCATGAAGGTGCCGAGCAGGGTGGAGAGCCGGCTCCGATAGCCCAGCGCCTGACTAACCCGCTCGTCTGTGAACATGTCGGGGGTCATCTTATCTTTGGCTGTGGAGCGCTTGCCGGTCTTCGTAAGATGCCACTGTGTGACTACACCACTCGCGTCTAGGGCATTAGCTACTTGCGCCGCAGCGTCCAAGTTCAGTTCCGCCACGCCCAAGCGCTCTCGGACCCAAGCCTCCACTTTTCCCATAGCAGCTTCGTAAATGGCCAGGTCTTTCTTCAAAAGTTTCAGATCAACTCGGACACCCTCGCGTTCATTCTGGAGCAGAATGAACATAAGCTCTCGCTCTCGGTCGTAAGCCGAAAGCATTCCAGCTTCCACCACCTGTGGGTAGAGTAGCTCGAAAAGAAGTTTGGTCCGGATAACATCGCCCTCGGCGTAAGTTCCGACAAGTGATCCAGGGGCCTTGCATATGAACGCTCCCCACCCCTTTGTGTCATTGCACACCCCGTTAGCGACTAGCCAATCACGAACAGCGTCCTGTTCATCAGGAGGCATATTCAGAAGTTTCTCGGCGCTTGGCTTCAATGACAGAAGCCGCGCATGGGGATCCATCAGGAATAGAAGGAACATGGTGTCATGAACGCGCTGCCATTCAATATCACCGCACCCCATGTGATGCTGAGCGACATCTATGTCAAACTTCATGTTGTGGAACAGAATCGGCTCTCCGCTATCCCAGCACTCATGGAGAACGGCGACAGCTTCATCATAGGTGCAGTTGTTCTCCGTGGGGTGGCCCCAGGCGTAGAACCGTTGAACTTCGTCTCTTGGGCTCTGGATGCTGAAGCTTACAGGAACAGGCGGATAGTCAGGCCTGCCCCCAATGGCCTCAGTCTCAAAGTCAAGGATCCATGGGTTAGGAATACTCACTTGGTGCCTTTCAGTTTGGCGCGCTCATTGCGAGCCCGTAGGATTGAGGCCTTGCCGTAGATTCGCTTCACGAAGAGTGGCCGGTTCTGCTGTTCTTTCTCAAACTTAAGAAGAGACCAGCAGGCTTCCTCATCAGTAGTTTTACTCAAGAAAGCTGTGAGCGTGCGCCATGTCCTAAGGACTACCAACCAGTAGTTGATGCTTTGGTGGTCCCTAACGAGGTAGTTTGGGTTTGCCACGACTATTCCTCCATAAAGCAGGCCCACAGAGGTGCCTGAACCCCTGTGGGCCTGTAGCGGCCACAGTTAAAACTTGCGCTTTCCCTGAGGCTTCTGGGGCTGCTCCGTGGCCTCGTCCTGCGTCGCAGGGGGCGCATATGGGCGGCACAGTTCTTCCATGGTGGCATCGCGCCGGTCCAGGATCGCCTGCAGGTCGTCCCCGTCGGTGATCTGGGCATCCAGCTTGAAGGTCAGTTCAAACTGGTGCTTCGGATGCGGCACGGGCGCAATCTGCGTTACTACGGAGAACGGAGGGCGACGCAGCGTGTTGTTCAAACTCTGGACGTATGCCTTCCAGGGCTTAACGCTGGTGACGGGAACCTTGATCACAGCCAGGGTAGCGGCTTTGACGTCTTCCAGGTCGTCTTCGGTGATGACGCCAAGGCGCCGGATGTTCTTGCACGCCTTCCCCTTACCCGTATCAGCAGAACCGAACTGATTTCGTGGGCAGCTCGCGCACTTCTCTGCCTGCGGCTCCGAACTAAGTTCGTGCGGAGCCATGGTAGCCTCGTCCGTTCCGAACGCGAAGCATACCGGGCTCGCAGGACTGTCCGGATCGAAGCGCTCTGTGTAGTAGTGGTTCTCCATGGCGTGGTTGATTACCACGACATTCAGCTTGTTACCGGGAATCGGCACTCCGTTGTAGGACAGAATTCCGTTGCGGGTGCTGATGAAACTGCTGTTTCCGGCCTCCATACTGGAAACTTCTGCTGCGGCATCAGCAAGCTGCTGATCCCAGGTGTTGACCTGTGTTACGACAGGCGCGGACACTTCTTTCTTTGCCATGGTGCTGCTCCACTAGTGAACTGTGCAGGGATCTGCCTGCACTCAGCGTTGAAATTAAGTGGCCCATCACTGACCGCCCTTCTGTCTACCAGTAGGACTCAAACCTCGTAGGTATTGCGACTAGGGTATTGGTTCGGCACCCGCGCCGTGATGGTTCTCCGAACTCAGAATGTTGTTTCAGCTTTAGGGTGCGACCCCGAGCTCAACTCACATCCGCCACAGATTCTTACACCTTTCGCAGAGAAATGGTGACGTTGTTGAAGACGCCCACCCCTGCCACGGTTTCTTCTTCCTGCCAACGCGCCTTGACTGCTGGGGCCGACATACGCCTCTGCAGCAGATCAAAGGCGTCATGCTCTTTGATGTAACTGTAGAAGGCATCCCAGTCCTGCACCTGCGGCTCTTCTTTCACCACGATGGCGACGCGTGCGATGCGCCCCGCGATCCCGGAAGCTTCGCCCTTGGGCAGCGTGTTGATCAGGTGGTCCCGAAGCTGTGTCTCGCATTGCTTCAGCGCATCAACCTGCTTTTCAATACCCAGCCGCATTTCACGGGTAGAGTATAGCAAGTCGGCGCAAGCTGCGAGGCTTTCGGGAACTTGGAACTCAGTTGTTTCGGGAACTTCTAACTCGGGAACAGGGGTTTTCGTTTTGGCCATGAGGCCCTCCAAAGTGTGCCCGGTGCGGGCCGTGGTTTAAGTGTAGGCGTCCAAACCCTCATGTGCAAGGGCAGGATACCGTCAAATTTTGTAGTAGTCCACTTCTTCCTTGGGCCACAGTTTGTCGTCGCCATTGATGTTCGCAGTCAGTGTGTGCCCACGGACCAGTGTCTCGGTTGGTGTTGGGTCAAAGACGCATACTATCATGTCTTCTACTTCAAGGCCAAGTCTGAAAAGTTTTGTGGGAAACCGGAGGATGTCAAGCGCGTATTCTCCTGGCTTCGGGCCAATCTCTCCCATTATGGCCTTCGTTTCAACTGCATATCGTGATCGTGCCATGATCTTTCCACCTTCATCTAGACCAATAATGAAGCACTTCATTGTGTACTCTCTTTCTGGGGCGCTACGCGGGTGATTTCTGCACGAAGTTCACTGTCGGTCACATAGTCACGGGCCTTGTCTAGCAGAGTCAATAGATCTGCTATGACCATTTCGGCGCTGGCGAGGTGTGCCCCACCCAGGCGTTTCAGATCCTTTTCATCGCAGATGAACTGCTCAACCATCCACTCCTGTTTCTGGCCAAGAAGGAACACGGTTTTCCCGCTGTACTCTCCGCTGAGAAGTTCTTTAAGACGAGGCGTGTCGATCATTTCAAGCTCCGTAGTAGGAAATCAGTCTGCGCTTGGAAGACCTCACATTCCCTCTGGCCGCTCGCCCAAGAACTCTCCTTCGAAGGAAGTATGGGCCGGTTTGTTGAGGTTTCCCACTGGGAAGTATTTCACCTTGACGATCTTTCCCAGCCAGGTATCCTGATTGTTCCAGATTTCTTGGGCAGTTAGCTGATCGAATCCTAGGCCAACTCGGTATTCAATGCCCTTGTATTGGCCGTTCACTCCCCGAACCAGCAGCCCTCCGAGGGTGCCTTTTGGGACTTTGTTTTCTTTGTGGGAAGTCCGTTTGGCCTTACCCAGCTCGTTCACTTGAAGTTCGTTGGCATTGTGCATTCCCTCCTCGAAGCCGATTACCACGGCCTCTGCGTCAACGAACCGCTTTACTTTCCACAGGTCATCCTCGCCAGGGGTGCTTCTCCCGAACTTGTAGCGACCGTCGATACGGCGCAGCATGATCCCTTCGAAGCCGCGATTCAAGACGTCTTCTTCGAATTCTTCCAGAGTTTCATGTGTCGCGATGACTTTCTGTTCAACTACCACAAGTCGGTCGCACACGCCGTGCCACTTTCCAGTATCGCGCTGCCACAATAGATTTTCGTACCTGCGGTGATAATCTGCCTCTAACAGGTAATTATCAAAGAGATAAAAATGAACATCACACTCCCCGTGGTGCCTAGTAATGGCGCTCATTGTGTTGCGAAGTGAATTGTGGTCGTTTGGGGCTCCGACTACGATTTCTCCATCGAAGCCATTTAATTCTGTCCTACCGAACATGGCCTGCGTGAAGTCGTTGACGATGGGCTTCATGTTGTAACTCATCAATACGCCATCAACAACGATCCCGCGCACGCCATTGATCTTGGTGCTGCCATACTTCGGAAGACGCATCTTGCGAAGATCCATGGGCGCGGTGGCCGCCTTCATTCCCCTGATTGCCATGCCTGCTCCTCTACAAGTCTTTTGATTGTGCTTCTTTCACTTGGGCGTTTGTCTGCGGGTGTGGCTGAACCAGCCAGTCTATACGAGCGCGGCACTGCTGGAGTTCTTGTGCTATTTCTTTTTCATGGTGCGACCTCCCAACCATTGACCGAGAAAGGTGCTCAAGTTTCATTTCACATACATGGATATTCCGTGATACTTCTACCAGAGAGGTTCTGACTGCTTCATCCATAGTGCCCAGCCCCTTAATATATTATACTGCTCGTTTGGTTTCCGCGCCAACTCTATTTTGCTTCTTTGCGCCTTCGGCGCATGTAGCCGCGCATGTAGTCATTGGTGCATATCCGGCACTTACGATTCTCATCTAACTTGTGCCCTTTGGAGCACAGTTGAGAAAGAGTTGCATTGTGCGCGGCTTGATTTCGACAACGAAGGTTCTCTGGCGATATGATCTCCATATGGGCTGGGTTGACACAGTTCCTGTTACCGCAAGTCGCAGACAGGAGTTCCTTTGAGGAAAGTTTTCTAACTTGCGCTTCGAAGACAACACGATGAGCGCGCTTGCTTGTTCCATTTATGTTCACTAGCCCATAACCGTCGTCTGTTAGTGCCCCGATCCACAGCCAGCAATCTCCTTCAATTCTTATCTTAGAAAGAAACTTAGCCTTTATTTCCATAGCCTTCTCCATTGCAGGCTTTACATTTCTCAGTATGAGCGCCCGTTTTACTGAAACCAGTCACGCGCAAAGTCGTTCCGCGACCGTCACATTCTGGGCACTTAGTCAATGTAAAGTCCAGCAAACTGTCGTAACGAATGCGCTTTTTATCGTCGGATAGAACGCCATAGGCTTCTGCAGCAGCGGACATGATACCTGCCCCGTTAGGATTTAGATCGGGGTGGTTTGCCCTGGCGACATTCCAGTAGGCTTCTCTGATCTCTGACATTGCAGCTGATGGCGGAACACCTAGAACTTTGTAGTAGTTTTCTTGCACGCAATCCCCCGTTCTGTGAGATACATTTCAGACAATTCAGCAGGAGATACCGTGTGTGGAATCGGCCGAATAATCCATAGTTTTTGCATACCATGGTCAGTGAAAATATTCGCCCCTTCTGCAGCTTTCTCAATACCTGCCCGCGCCAATTCTCTAGCCATTCCCCCTACTGTCGTCTTGCCACGCCCATCTTTATCGTATATTGAATGAAGCTCTGTGGCAGACCAAAGACGATGTTTCAAGGTCACACCACCCAGGCGCGTCACATAGTCTGGCTGATCTTTAAGTAGCGCGACCCATGCGGCAATATCACTCTTGCCATTATCAATCATTTCTTGTTTAGATACCGTCATGGGGGCAGCTCCCTGTGGATTGAAGCCGGTGCAGTCAATCTTCAGTAGATAGTCAAACAATGCGTTGACGCCACTGCCGTTCAACCAAGTCATGTAGTCTGTATAGAATTTGAACGGCTTCGGAGGTGCGTTTATTTCGTGAATAAAAAACCGACGATCCGTATCCTCTAGGAAGAATGCGTCTGGATGGTTACTTGTGAAATAGTAATTGATGCAGTCATCGATCGTGTAGCTCGGGATGTATTTGACATTCAACCTGATCTGCTTTTGGGTGATCATTGACTTCATGTGATCAGCCACGGCCCGCTTATCTCCGCCAGTTATTTCCTCGCCCATGATGAACTGCTTGTTTTCCATACACTCATTGAACGAAGCATGAAGGTCACGGTCGCCGATCTCAGTGCCATTTTTTCCATAAATCTTAATCATGGAATACCCGATCAGCGACTTACCTGTGCCATGCCTTGTTCCCCAGAAAACAGCGGCGGTATAGAGCTTTTCGCCGGGATGTTGAAGCGGGTAGGCCAGCCATTGCTCAAACCACTTTCGATCTTTGGCTCGTTCTGGGATGTCTTCAACATTGAACATATATTCCATGAGTTCTTCCCACGGCTGAACAGATCCCTCGGCGGGAAAGCAGCCCCATCCGGGCCATGTATTCATCGCCCCCTTGTAGAAGTGGTCTTCGCCCGGTTTGTAGACGCAGCGGGCAACTTCTGCGCGAAGGGGCCACTTCATCCATTCTACTGGAGCACTCCTCTCTACAAGTTTCACACCCTTGGAGCCAATGACTTCTTCAAAATACCTACGGTTCGCGTAGGCATGGTTAGTGAAACTCATAGGAGTCATTTTCTGCATGTTATCTAGCCGAAGAATGACACCAGGATCTCTGACATACACGACTTCTTCGTTTAGCCGGAATAACTCCTTTGCTGCCCGCCACTCTACACCTTCTTGCAGGGCAGCCTTCAATGCCCCCACCCCTTCCTCAACCAAATAATCATCAAGCCCCGTTTTAAGAGGCGGGGCTGTCTGAGGTAGGCGAACGACGAATGGCATAGCTCCCAGCAGGGTCAGTTCTCTGGCCAGGGCGTTCTCTGCCGACATCACTTTCGTGTTCACAGCAGCGTCGGAGTCATAGCAAATGAAGACTGTTCGCTGATCCCACTTGAACTCATCAAACATCGGAAGAAGGTGCATGTGATTTGCGGCTGATCTGAAGCACCAGACGCCGCCTAAACCGATGGTTGGGAACCCAGCGGCGCAGGCACAGGCCGCCTTCAATTCCCCCTCTGTAATGATAACTGCGACAGTTGTATCTACAGCTATCTTTGCCCAATCAACTAGCGGGGGCAGGTATAGCTCGTTCAACGAACCCTTTGGCTGACAGTAGCGCATTTCTTTCTTACCAGCCGCTTTGTCCCACGCGCTTAGGGTTGATTCAAGATAACGAAAGCGCCAGAATTTTGTTTCATTGCCGGAAAGATCATAGTAGGGAATCTTAAACCCAGCCTTGGGAAACGGCAGGTTAGAGTTCAGCGACTCTTGTGCCGTGTATGTGTCGAATCCAAGCCGAGCGGCGTGCTTTTCAGTTAGGCCTGATTTTCCAATTTTGTCAAGCATTTCAGCCATAACATCTTCACTGGTTTGGAGCTTATTACTCATGCTAACCCCTATAGCTGCATAAATGGCCGGAAGGTAATGTTAGGCCCTGCCACGGTAAAGCGCAAGGGCCGCCAATGGGAACGCGCCCCGATGCGCTCAGGTGCCCGCTCAAGGCTTTGGGCCATGTTGGGCACACCGCCCAGCCATGGCCCAGCCCTGATGCGCTCTGCGGCCCCGCTTTACAGACCAAGCTGCTTCAGCAGGTATGCTTGCTCTTCTCTGGCGACGCGAGAATATAGACTATCTGGAAAACGCATACAGATACTATCCGCGAGCTTGTTGATACCTTCCTTAACGATGGTCTTATATGCCCACAAAGGAATGTCTTCTTCCTCTAGTAACAGGCCCTCAGGAGCTACATTTTGGACACTAATAAAGGAGCCAGCCAGTTTCTCTTCCCGGCTGGGGCGCTGGGGGCTGATGGTCTTAGCGGGGGCCTCGGTGCTTTCTACTCTGTCCATTATCATTTGCGCGATACGCTCAACTTCATCCTCGCTGGCCAGATACCCAAATCCTCCACCGATCCGCCTTCCCCAGGATCCAGCCCTCAGTGTGGCCATGAGCTTGCATTTAAGTTTGAAGCGTTCATCTAACATCCCAGCCCTCCGAGGCTCTGAAACTGTGATAGGTGTCTGCGCCCACAATGATGTGGTCCGCAAGAGGAACTCCGATAGCTTCGCATCCTTCGCGGAGACGTCGAGTGAGAGATATGTCTTCTCGGCTAGGGCTTGAATCGCCGCTCGGATGGTTGTGCCACACGAGCACGGACACGGCCCCTCTAAGAAGCGCTTCTCTAAGAACTTCGCGTGGTCCAACGAGAGTCCCTGTAGACGTTCCCTTTGAGACAATACGATCAGATATAACGCGCGCTCTGGAGTTAAGGCACACGACACCAAATACCTCCTCTGTCAACCCCTTAGCTTTTGGAAGTAGATATTCTCCGGCCAACCGGGGCGTGGTGATGCAAGTGTGTTTTGATGGGACCCCGCACCTGCGGACGAATTCGCCAATAGCTACGATCCGAGATGCTTGGAGCTTTGTCAACTCGCATTCATCCATAAGCTGCTGGCAACTCATTCTAATAAGCTCGTCTGGACGCCAAGCGCCCAACTGCCCCGGCCCCATGCCTGGGAGCAACAGGTCAATGATCTGTTCATTTGACAGTGTCTCTCCACCATAGGTTCTGATTTGTTCATGGACAGATGGTGATTTCACTTGATACGCTCCACACGGTAGGCAATCTTACCTGACGGGGTTGTGAACAAAGGGCTGAAGGACTCTCCGACTTCAAGCGCAGCCAGAGTTGCTCGGTCTTTCTTACCGAGAGCCGCGCCCATGATCTCAGTCCCATACCGGATAAGCGGCTTTCCGTCTGACGCCCATCCGTGGATGTGAAAGATCTTATTCATTTGTGCCCCTCAAACAATGAAAAGAAGTTCTTCGGCACCGAACACCTTACGCGCCCCGCAGCACTCGCACTCGCAGTTTCGCGCATCGGGTTCAACCCCGTAGGCATCCTCTCCGCAGGCTGTGCAGATTCCTTCACAGTCGTCTCTTTCGATCATTTCTTCGACGCGTTCTGTGGTGATGCTTTTGTGGATGGCCACGCTAGGCTCCTATAGAATCTTGCGGTTGATGATGGTAGACCCATCGTTGAGGCAGGTGCATGTGACTTCCGATACCGGCACTAAGGTGACATGCCGGTAGCAGCAGTGATACACGCCGCCTTTATACTCGCCATCAGCACTCGGGACACTGTAGATCTTGGCACTATCAGAATGAGGCTGTATCAGCGCAGTCCGGCGTGGTTTGACTGCGGGGGTGATGTGGCCGTGTAAGAACTCACCATAGGTCTCGGCCAAGAGGCCCCCATTAGTGCGGACCTCAATCACTTTCAGGAGTGCGCCACGCATCGTGCCACAAAGGATGCTGCCAACTTCTACCCTTCTGTTAGCAACCTGCGTTCTGTAAAGAATGTAGGATTCAGACACTGGCAGCCCTCCTAACGCAGTCATCACAGTGGCAAGGTTCAATTTCCGGCTTAGTTTCAAGAGGCACGAAGAATACTTCCTCCGGAGTATAAAGGATGGTGCCGTAGACACGGCCCATCCGGTGAACTTCAAGGCGCACCGTGTAATGTTTCGTCCCACGCCGCCGGTGGAAAGTAGCAAGACCTACAAAGAACACAGGACCGCGAACTTTAGACTTCTGGTTGCGGGCGATTAGGTCGTGGCCCATTGCTGGCCTCCTTGTGTGGGCACAATGCCCATATGCAAGCATAAATGTCGCCACTACTCAATGCAATTTCTATTTGCATCAATTGTTGCCCCTGCCCCTGATACTCATGCTTGGTACTCCTGCCGTCAGAAATTTCACCAAGGAGCCAAGCATTATCAGTCCAAGTATTACCATGATAGCTGGCAATCTGAACCCCAGCAGTAGACACAGAAGAATTATCCAGAAGATAATCACTTGACCCTCGAGGCATCCCACCCAAGCTGCGTAAGGAACGACTTATCGAAGTCTGTGAAGGAAACAAGCTGTGGCTCGTAGCGGTAAGTGTCTGGGTTATACCGGAAACTCGGCCCCTTGCGGGGGGCGGGTTCGTCATAGCAGCACTTGGAGGCGAAGCCGCTTGAAGCTTGTGTGATGGTTTGACTGAACTCTGGTTCTCTTGGGGTGCCCGTCGTTTCCATGGTTATCCCTTTTTAGGGCCGCTTGGCCCACCTAAAGCATACGGCATCAATAATATCGGCGCAAATCAACCTTTTGGTCCCTAACACAGGCTCGTAGAGGCAACATGGCGGGCCGGGTGGCCCCACAGCATACCACCCTGCCCCACACCTCTGAGCAGTGCCTGAGGCCATCTGGTGCCCAGTTGAAGGCCCCGCCACACCAGCGCACAGCGCCCCAAACCAGGGCCTCGCAGTGTGCTTCCAATTCAAAGTCTGAAAAGTTGGCCCCTACTCAGGACCTAGTGCCTCACGCGCGAACTCTTCCTGAGTTTGCCACTTGGATTCTATTTCATTGTATCCAAGCTGGCCCCCAACCTTCTTTACATCCTGCGCCCAGAAGTCAATGCTGTGAATCCTCTCCGCACACCAGATCTCATGCGGGAGACCCTTGGCCAACATTATGACCACAGGGTCAAACAATGCAGCCAAGCATATCAGATTCTTAACCAGTGAAGTTCCGTACTCTAGATCGCCAACCCCAATCACTATTTCGTTCTCTCGGGGGTTTGTCGGTCCCATGGTTGAGGCGGTGAAGCGGTAAAGCGTCGCGTCAGTCACAGCACACTCCGGTGATAAGAAGCTCTCGTTGGTCGGCACTCATTTCTGGAAACACACGCTGGACCATTTCTGATCCCCCTTGCCACTGAGCATAGCGGTGAAGATCCATCATTACTTCCCAGCTTTTCCCACAGAACGGGCATCGCCCAGAAACCTTTACAGAGTCACCATTTCGTTCAGCGTGGTGCATCACCATTAGGCACCGCCCGTTGTCTTCTTTCGCGCGCTTTCCACTTCGGTCTTCTTGGCCCTATCGCGCATGTCTTTCTTGATGGCCAGGGCCTTGGCCTTCTTATCCTGCTCCTTCTTCCTGTGCTTTCCGTTGATCATTGCAGCACCTTCACGATGAGGCCGTCCTTGAGTTGGACCCGCGCATACCAAGTGTGAGGCTTGGGGTAGTGAGGGCCTTCCAGTGTGACCACTCCGTTCGTGGGTGGTTCCCCGCCGAGCCCTGGGTTGTAGACACCGCCAGCGTCACCCCTTGCGACGATGGCTTCCTTCATGGCCTTCTTGGACTTGTAGTCTACTTCGGAATACATGATCGCTCCAGAATAGGTCATGGGCCAGGGCCTACGCCCCGGCCCATGGAGGTTTGACTACTTGGCCGCCTTGGTCAGCGTGATGAGCCCGTTGGCCCGCGCGAACCCGACGTCCACCCGCTTGATGCGGTAGGGCTTGTCCGCCGCCGCGTGCTTGCCGGGGCCGTGGACTTCCTTGGCGATGGCCTCAGCCACCGTCTTGGACTCCTGGATGGCCTTCATGATGTTGTAGCGCAGCGACCCCTGCCGCGCCGTGGTGTCGGCCGCCTTGGTGATGATGTCGCTGTTCGCGACCTCCTTGCGGATGGCGGCACAGGTGGGGCGGTCAGCAAGGTGGCTGCGGACGGCCTTGGCGACGCCCTCGGGGACGTTGGCCTGCTTGATGGGCTGGACCTTCGCCTTGGGAGGAGCGGCGGGGAGCACCGGGGCGGGGCGCGAGCCAGCGGGGATCTTGGTGGAAGTAGCAGCCATGATAGGCTCCTTAGTAACAGGGTGGCGTGAGCCACTGGTTAGAAGGGGTGGCCGCGGGATGCTGCCATTACCCTACATGCACAAGTATAGGCCCCAACAAATCAGACGCAAGTCAAAGCTGCATCAAACTTTGCTCAATGTTTTGGCCTGCCTGTGAGCGCCATTGTCACGAACACAACTGAAAAGGCGGACACAATGACGCGCTCGGATACCTGCGTCTGCCTAACTGCTAGAACAGCCAGGATCATTCCGTAAACGAACCACCCTGCTCGCTCCCACTTGCTCATTTGTGCAGCCCCTTGAAGTTCTTTCGGTGGTTCTCCTGACGCCTATACCAAAGGTAGGCCACCCCCAGGAACACTGCTAGGATGATTGCTATTTTGATCATATATCCACCTGAACTGAGGGGCCTTGTGCCAAGATCCATTTAGCCAGTCTCTCTGCTTGAGTAGGTGTTGTGATGCCCTCGCACACGACAGTCATCGTATAGCGTTCTGCGCCCACGGGGCGCTGAGCTCTGGAGAACACTGTGGCTGAGCACCAGCCGGTAGCCGTTCGTTCGGTGTAGTCAACACCCACATCGGTTATGAATACTGTTTGGATCATTGCTTAGGCCCCCATATCATAAGCGCCAACCCTGTCAGCGCGGCTTGGGTGAGCTTGATGGCAAACCAGCCTAGTGTGTAGATAACGATAAGTATGCCACAGAACTTCCAAAAACCAGTGACACAGAACGCCAAGAAGTCAGTCATAGGACCTGCCTGCGGAGTTTGTTCTGCTTCCGTCGCTCGTGGCGGTTTACGGGGGTAGTGAGCGACATTGGATCCTCGCGAATAATGGTGATATCAGACATACTTCCAGACACACCTTCCTTTAGAGCGCCCTTCGCATTGGTAAGGGCGCATACCTGTGATATCACTGGAGAAACTTTGTAGGACATTATAGCTCCGCCGCATTGATCAAGTTTCGGTCATCCTTCATCTTGGCCACGGCTTCTTTGGCCCTGGTTTCTCCGTGATAATCCCACGGGTAGTCAAGGCTTTTCAGAATAACAGGAAGGGGGCACAGGGCGACTATGCCCCACTCGCCGTGACCAAGCGGTATTCTCATGAACAAGAACGCCGCCTTCCTAAGATAGCTCCGGCAAACCTCGTACTGAAATAAAAGACCCGAGAATGCACAGAGCACAAGTATCCCTACCGCGAGCAGCGCCCCAAGCGCGACCGCTCCGAGAATACATCTGATAATGACATCTGTCATGCTTCCTCCTCGTAAGCCCGCGCCAATGCCTCAGCAACTGCATTGCGTGTCATTCCATACAGACCCCCGTATCCGCACTTGCGGGCCAAAGCATTGATGGCGCGACAGTGCAGGCTGTCGTTCCACACCTTCTTGCTCCCCCGGTAGTCCAGCATGTTAATGAAGCACCAGTAGAGATTACTGGTCGTCGGACCTGCCCAGACGCCCCGCACTTCTCCGTCGTTCCCCTTGGCCTTCTGAGCCAGAAAGAACTCGCTTACCGTGCCCCTCGGATGAGCAAGTTTCCATCTCCACGCCCACTCAAGAATCTGTTTGCCGGGATTTTCCCTAGCGAGTAAGTGCATGAATTCCTTCATCTCCACCTATACCTCCTTATGATCGCGCCCTTCGGGGCGTAAAGGTCAAACAATACTTCCAAAACCAAGCCATCCTGCGCGCTCAGCGTGCGGCGCATGGCCCCGTATAGGTTAAGCTGGTAGAGGGGCACCCAGGGGCCGTCTGGCGCACGCCTGACATGCTTCAGGGTAAGGCTGGCCACGGGTGCCCCGCTACGCGCCCTGGATTCCATAAGCAACTGCTCTGAGGTTGACACGGCAATCATCGCTTTTTCTTCCACTGTAATGATGCGGTCTGCTGTCTTGCAAAGTCAGCCGTTAGGGGTGGCCTTTCTCCAGGTCCCGGCTTTGGCACGACAGGTATAGAGGGGTGGGGCGTGCCTAACAGTCTCCTGCGCTCCGACGCCGACTCCCCCTTATTCAGAAGTTGGATATCGCTGTGCAGCATATCAGTGCCAGTGATCACGACTGGCTGGAACGCATTGTCGCCATTTATTCTCATGCTGGCCCCACACTCGCATACGCCAATGCTGCGCTGCCCAGCCAAGTCCGTCCATACCAGCAGATGCCCGTTGCGATGCGCTTCGCTCTGCGCCGCTAGGATCTCGGTTATGCTGCTGGTCAGCCGGGGGAGCCTACCCACGCTCGATGCCCTTGACCAGCTCGCGATGGAATTCCTCAACCATTTCATCAATAGTGATTACCCCGTCGTGAACGGCTTGGTCAATGCACCCTACCGGAAGTTCTGAGTCTTCCTTGCGGTGGTAGTAGAGCAGATCTCCCACAGCGTCTGAAATGGTGTTCTTGATGCGAAGGTTCAAGTAGTGCTGGCTCATCGGGGATCCTGGTCGGCAGGCACTTCCATCCACCGCTCAACAAACTGGTAGCAGGCTTCCCCGCACCGCTCGTCGTGAAGCGGCAACGCCCAGAACTTATACTCTGGATTGCCCCAGGCTTGCAGGACATTGAGGGTGGTTCCCTCAAACATATAGGTGTCCGCATGGCCACTTGCTGTAGTGAGCGCCTCGGCTAAATAGGTGCCCTCTTTCAACCCCATGACGCCC